ATTTATAGAACGTCTGGTGATTCAACACAACACGTTGACATTTGGTTTCGTGTGAATGGTGTTGACATTGACAATTCAAATACCAAGGTGACAATTCAAACCGACCATTACCACAATCCAGCGTGGAATTTTTTCATTCGATTGAATTCAGGTGATTATGTCGAAATTATGTGGGCGACAACGACAAACACAATCGAATTGATTTATGAAAATGGAAGTTCAATTCATCCCGCGATTCCGTCAGTTATTGCAACAATTAATCGAATCAACTAATTATGGCGAATAAAGAAGCAGTTTTTACGCTGAAGGTCAACACGGGAAATTCCGCGAACGACATCAAAGCAACCGACAAGGCGTTGAATGATTTCAACAAAGATTTGAAAGCAACCCAACAAACGGCATCTTCAGGAACGGGCATGGATGCGCTCGAAAAGAACCTTGCTGACCTTGACGCAAAGATGAAAGCGGGTGGGTTGTCGATGCGAGAAATGACCAAGACGATGAAGGAATATCAAAACATCGCCATTCAGGCGGGTGTTGAAACGCCCATCGGTTCACAAGCTTTGAAAAATGCATCTTCATTAAAGGATGAAATTGGTGATTTGAAAGCGCAAACCAAAGCGTTGTCATCCGACTTCAAAGGTCTTGACACAGCAATGGCGGGAATTTCCACGGGTGCATCGGTCTTCCAAGGAATGCAGTCGGCAATGGCGTTGGCGGGTGTGGAGAATGAAGCATTGGTTCAAACGATGGTAAAGCTTCAAGCGGTTCAAGGGTTGGTGAATGCGGTTCAAACCATTGCCAACAATTTGAATTCGGATTCCATTCTTGGAATTCAGTTACGAACGGCGTTGACCGTGAAGGATGGTGAAAGCGCGGTTGCTTCAATTACGGCACGAACCATTGCTGAAAAAAGCTACCAAATGGTTGTCGGAACATCCACGGGTTTGATGAAAGGATTGAAGTTGGCGATTGCATCCACGGGAATTGGTTTGCTTATTGTCGCGCTCGGTTTGGTTGTCGCTTACTGGGATGACATCAAGTCGGCGGTTAGTGGTGTGACTTCAGGAATGAAAGACCAATTAGCAATAACTACGTCGCGTGCGGAACAATCAAAAAAAGAAGTCGACAATTTCCAATATCAAGAAAATTCTTTGAAGCTTCAGGGAAAATCCGAAGAACAAATTTTGAAGATACGAATGGAGAAACAACGCGTCGCCCTGAAGGATGCGAAGGCACAACTTGAAGCGCAAATCGCCATTCAACAAGGCAGTGAAAAAGCATCGATTCGTAACTTCAATTTAACGAAACAAATTTTGAAGGCGATTGGTACGGTTGCCAATCTTATTCCTTTGGGGATTGCCTATGCCATTGATGGCATTTCGGCGGGAATTATTTCCTTGATGAAAATGGCGAATAACTTCACGCAAAAATTCCAAGGGTTAATGATTGGATTATTGGTTGCGCCCATCGACATCGCATTGAAAGGAGCAAACGAAATTTCCAAGGCGTTGGGTCTTGGAAGCATCAACGCTAAATCAATCATGAGTGACATTACCGAAGTCGCGAAGTCAACGACCAAAGCGGTGAACGAAACGATTCAAGGATTGAAAGGAACGAATCTCGCGGGCGCATTAAATAGTAGCATTTCGGGGATTGCGGATTGGGGTGCGGGATTGATTTTCGACACCGAAGAAATTAAGAAAGACGGCAAAAAAGGAATCGAAGAACTTCAATCGACGGTTGACCAAATGCAATCCGAACTTGATGGGGGTGAATTGCAAATCAGAGAAATCAAAAAGAAGTCCGCTGAAGACCAAAAGAAAATCGCTGAAGACAGCGCGAAATCCGAAGCGGAAAGAAGAAAGGCGCAATTGTCGGTCATCAAGTCATCGGTAGAAGAAGAAGGGAAAATTCTTGAAGAACTTGAAAACACCAAGTTGAAAAACCTTGAAGAAGGGAGCGCGAAACAAATCGCCATTCTCGAAGAACAATTCGGCGACTGGAGAACCCAATTAATTCAAACCGCAAACAAAGAAGAAATCGACGCGCTCGACCAAAAGTTCTTGACACAAAAAATGTCGGAAGAAGAATATCGAAAGCAACTTGAAGAAATCATGATTAATGGGGTGAACAACCTGACGGACAAGGAAAAGGAATTGATGGCGCAAAAGATGGCGGAACTTGAAACGGAAAAAACGCAAATCGTTTTGGATGCCACCGCGAAACGAGAATTGAAACGCGCGGAATTGTTGGGTCAATACTTTCAAACCGTTGCATCCGAATACGACAAAGAATTGAAAGCATTCGAAGACCAACAAAAGAAACAAATCCAAGCGTTGAATGAAGCGCATCAAGAAGGTTTGATTAGTGACGAAGAATATCTCAAAGCTCAGGAAAAACTTGAAACCGATTACGCAAATAAAATTGTCGAAATCAACAAGAAAAAGAATGACAAAATAACTGAAGCGAATAAAAAGAAATTCCAAGAAGACACCGAAGGATTGACCAAAGGAATTGAAACCGCACAACAAGTGGTTGACAAGTTGGGGGAAATTAACAACATAGCAAAACAATACGAAGAAAACAAATTGGCATCCATTCAGGCATCGCGTGAAACTGACCTTGCTGACCTGGATGAAAAACAAAAAGCGGAACTTGAAAACACTAATTTAACGGAGGAACAACGAAATCAAATAACTCAAAAATATGCCATTGCGAAATATCAAATCCAATTGAAAGCGTTCAACGAAGAAGAAAAAATTAAGAAGGCGCAATTCAATCGCGACAAAGCATTGCGAATCGCCCAGGCAACCATTGACACCGCGAGCGCAATTGTAAAATCAATCGCCGACAACGGTGGTATTCCGTTGGGAATTCCATTCGGGGTGTTAGCGGGTGCAATGGGGTTGGCACAAATCGGAGCAATCGCGTCAACACAATACAAAGGGGGGTCAGCACCATCGATGCCTTCATTGTCGGGTGGCGGTGGTGGTGGTGGTATGGCGGGCGCGGGTGCATCTTCATTCAGCGCACAACCACCAACGAACAATGGAACATCAACCGAGGGATTATTGGGAAATGCAGTCAATCAAGCACCCGTTTCACAAGTTTTTGTTTTGGAAAGCGACATTAGTCAAACACAAAACAAGGTCAAACTTCAGGAAACCAAAACAAGTTGGTAAGCCATGACCGACCTCGAGGGGTCAAGAATGTTTCGTTGGTTGAAAAGCATCCGTATGTTCGAAGTAATTCTTCAGCTTTTGGAATGTTGTCCATGTGAAGCTTGACGTTGTGACCTAAACGGATTTCCTCGGGTAAATGGTGATTCAAATAAATTGACTTGATGAAATGATTGTGATTTTGCCAATCAAGGGAATCGAATAAAGTGACCAGCTTTGCCGAATCAATTAGAATGGGTGAATGCGTTTCAAAATTGTATGTTGTCAAATCGTATTTATTCAACAATTCAATTGTGTTTTTCATCGCTATTTTGTAATGGCTCGGATGTTGGTCAACGATTTTCAATTCACCTGAATGAATCGGAATGTCGGCGCGAAGTTTTGGCGTAACGTAAAAGTCATCGTTCATGTAGATAAATTCACCACCACGTTCACGCGCATACGTCAACATTTTGTTGGTCACGTCCGCACCCCGAATGTTGTTCAATTGTTTGCAAGGGATGTTGTCGATTCCTTCGACCTTGTCACCCACCGTGGTGATGGATGCTTCAGGAAATGACATGACAACAAAGCGCATTGATTGAAGAATGTCGAAATCGTTGCGACTTCTTCGATAAGGGTAAACAAAATTCATCGAACAAAAATACATAATAAAGTAATATGAAAAAAGACCTACCAATTTACGAAATCGTCATCGACTTAAATGATCCCGAAACAACGGTTTCGTTCAATTCTTTGGTGGAATATCCCGCACACGAAAAGAACTTTGAAACCTTTTCCAAGATGGCATACGAATTTAACGACGAACAAATGGTCATCACTGGGATTGCCATTTCAAGCGACACACCAATTTATCGATTCGACCAAAATACCAAGGAAGAATACTACGTTGTTTTCACGAAGGACGCCATTCGTGACATCGTGATTGATTACGCTCGGAGAAACAATTTCAACAACGTAAACATCGAACACAATTCGAAGAATGTTGTGGATGGGTTACACATGATTATGTCTTACCAAATTGACAACGAACGTGGATTCACCGCACCCGAAAGGTTCAAGGATGCGAACGATGGTTCGTGGTTGGTGTCCTACAAAGTAAACGACGACCAACTTTGGAAAGATGCGAAAAAAGGAAAGTTCAAAGGATTCAGCATCGAAGGTGTGTTCAATTTAATCGACACCAAGCGCACAATGACGGAAGAACAAATGATGTCAGCGATTCTTGAAGCTTTGCAAGGAATAAAATTCCGAACAACAAAACATAATAAGTAAACACGAAAAATTTTAAGATGAATAAATTCGATAAAATCATGGGGATTCTTTCCGATTTCAAAACGAAATTTGAAGCGACACCCCAAACATTTGAACAAGCGACATTGATTGACGAAACAACCATCGTTGAATTCGAAGCATTGGAAGTTGGTTTTCCTTTATTTGTGGTTACCGATTCAGGTTCCATCCCCGCACCCGAAGGAACACACGCCCTTGGTGGTGATTATTTAGGTGTTACGGTTACCGTTGACGCTGAAGGAATCATTACTGAAGTGGTTGACGAAAGGGGAAATAATGACGTTACACCACCAGTTGACCAATCAATGTCAGCTGAAGAAGTTGAAGCCATTGTTAATGGAAAGCTTGAATCATTCACAGCCGTTCTCGAAGGGGTTGCCGAAATGATGAATGCAATTTCCGAAAACAACAAAACGCTAAACGAAACAATTGCATCTTTGAAAGCGGACTTCGAAAGCTTCAAGGCGCAACCATCCGAACCAGCGAAAGAAAGCGAGAAATTTTCAAGGGTTGGCAACCTAACAGCCAAACAATTATTTTTGAAAAACTTTAGAAACATATAAACCATGAGCATTAAAAACTATGTAAAGTCAAATTTTGACTATGATGTAAACGGACTTTCTCCGTACATCGACCAACAAAGAGAAGAATTAATTCACCGTTCGGTGACCGAAGCCCAAACGCTTCAGTACATCGCAATCCAACAAGGAATCAAAGGAACTGAAGACCTTAAATTGTTGAACGATTCAATCGTTTATCAAACTGGTGATTGTTCTATGTCCCCAGCGGGTGACACAATCTTCACCGACCGTTCGATTTCCGTTGAAACAATCGGTTACTTAAAAAGATTTTGCCAAAAAGACCTTGCGGGATTTTGGACACAATTGGCACTTAGACCAGGTGCAATGGCTGAAGATAAAACTTTGCCATTCGAACAAACATTGATTGACTACCTATTGAAATTACATTCTTTCGAATTGGAGAAATTGATTTGGAGAGGTAACAAAGTTTCGGGTACGGGTAACCTTGCCTTCATGAATGGATTCAATCAATTCTTGACCGTTGCGAACGGATGCGTTGACTTGAATCAAACATTCGGTCCAACTACAATCGATGCAACCAACGCGTTCGACATCTTTTACGAAGCGTTTACCAACACGCCATCGAACATCGCTGAAGGTGAAGATTTCATTTGTTTCACGGGTCGTGAGAATTTCAATTTCTTGTTGAAAAACTTGGTTGACTTAAACCTTTACCATTTCAATGTAAATGAAATCGGAACATTGAACGAAATCCTTTTACCAGGTACAAACATGAGAGTTGTTCGTGTGAACGGTTTGAATGGAACTAAAAAAATCTACACGGGTCGTGCATCACATTTCTTCTTCGGAACTGACTTAACGTCTGACTTCGAATCTTACGATATGTGGTATTCATTCGATGACGATGTAATTTATTTACGTTCAAAATTCCGTGCGGGTGTTCAAGTTCCATTCTTGAATCAAGTCGGAACATTCGAAGGTTTAATTTAATCAATTAATCATTAAGGGGTGGGAAATCACCCCTTTATTAAAATATAAAACATGGCTTGTGAAATGACAACTGGGTACAACGACAGAACGTGTACCAACGGAAAAGGCGGAATCAAAAGCGTATTGTTGTTTCCTTTGGGAGCAACTTCAGGCGCGGTGGTTTCGGGAGCAAATGAACTTATGTCCCTTGTGGTGGCGGGTGAAACTTTCCTTTACAAATTAAAATCAAATTTATCTTCGTACACTGCACCCATTCGCGTTGACAAAAACAACGGGACGTTGTGGTACGAACAAACTTTGAACATGATTTTGGCATCGGATTCGAAAGAATTAAGAAGCGAAATTCATTTGCTTGCACAAAACGAAGTAATGTGTTTGGTTGAAAATGCTGACGGAACAATCGTTGCCCTTGGTCTTGGTGAAGGTCTTCAGGTAGCTGACGCGAATGAATACACTTCAGGGATTTTGAAAAGCGACCGTAAAGGACACGTTATCGTGTTGAAAGGAATGGAGAATGATGAATTGCCTGACGTGTCACCCGTGCTTTACGCGACATTGATTGGTCAGCAATCACCATCTATCTAATTAATTACTAACTTTTTTAAGGGGGTGGGGTTGAACCTATCCCCTTTTTTTGTAACTTGCCGAAATGAAAATAAAAAAAGAATTTATCGGATGCAAAGTTTGGTCACCATTGATGGGACGTTTGTTCCTTGTCGAAGAAAACAACGGGGAATTATTATTGTCGTTGGGAGTGATGGACATTTTTGAACTTGAAGAACCTAATTTAGTAAAGAAAATCAATGTTAAAAATACAAAGAAACGGAGCAACGCCATTAATAGTGACGGTGACGGAATTGACAACAATCCCGAATCCGAACTATCTATTTGAATTCATTCACGAACAATCGTTCAACACCCAAACGTGTGTGTTAACGAATGTTTCAACGACCACCCAACGATTCGATGAATTCGTTTTGACGGATGGCGTCGATGTAAATTTCATCTACGATGGTTTTTACGTTTACAACATTTTTCAGCAATCTTCCCCTGGTAATTTAGATCCCGTGAATTCGCAAGGACTTGTTGAAACGGGACGCGCGCACGTTGTCGAAGCGGATTCTCCAAGTTACGAATACGATTCTCCTATTTACTTTAACATCTATGAATAACAAGCTTACATCGATTTCATTTCGAAAAGATTTTCAAAAACCTGACGAAGAAAAAGACCGTTCACAAGGGTTTGTGAAATGGGGAAAAAAGAACGATTACCCATTTTTTTTAATTGACCTTTACAATGGTAGCGCATACCATCAAGGAATCATAAAAAATAAAACGCATTACATCGCGGGTGGTGGTGTGGAAATTGTTTCGGGAATGTTGCAACCATTCATCGACAACCAGTGGAGCGACTTCGACATGAATGAACTTGCCGAACGCATGGCATTCGATGGTGAAATGTTTGGCGGGTTTGCCGTAAAGGGAACTTGGAACAAAGAAGGAACACGCGTTGTTCGTTGGGAACACATTGGTCTTGATTCCATACGGGCGTCAATGGATGAAAGAACGTACTACATTTCCGACGATTGGACGGCGTTAAACCAATCCCCCGAGAAAACGAATCTTCGTGTTATTCAAGCATACGATGACACCGTCACGGTTGGTTCGTTTATGCTATATTACAAAGACCCACATTTGCGCGGTCGAAAAGAACTTGGAATTTACCCAAAACCAACCTACTACGGTGGCATCACGGCAATTCAAACGGACGTGGACATTTCGAAATTCCATATGTACGAATTGCAAAACGGCTTCAAGTCGGGAACATTAATAAACTTTCCTTCAGGTTACCCCGAAACCACCGAAGAATTGAATCGAATAAAATCGGACGTAAAGGGTCGCTCGCAATCGGTCGAAGATGCGGGGGAAATTATTTTAACATTCTCGAACGGCAAAGACGAAGCACCCACCGTGATGTCATTGAATGGCAACAACCTTGACCAGCGTTATTTGATGACTGAGAAATCAGTTCAACAAAACATTTTGGTTGCACACGCAATCACATCACCGCAATTGTTCGGGGTGACAGTCGAAGGTTCGTTTAATTCAGCGGAATCGGATGACTTGTTTAACATTTTCAAATCAACCTACGTTGACGCGCGTCAAAGAAGGGTTGAATGGATGTTGAACATGATGGTTGAATTAAGCGGTTTCACGGGTAAAGTTAAACTTCGCGACGTGACACCTTTACCAAAGGATGTAATTACACCAACACCAACCGCAACGCCTGACATGAACACACCAACCACCACCGCCGACGTTGTTGACGTGGCAAAAAGCGCCTTGAATGGAGCGCAAATCGCATCACTTGTTGATGTGGTTGCAAAAATTAAAGAAGGATTGTTGACGCCTGAAAGCGCATTGTCAATTGTTCTTGCTTCATTCCCAACCATCGACGATGCAACCGCCCGAAGGATTGTCGGAATGACACCTACGGCGTTTTCAATGTGTTCACACGAAGATGAAATCGATGTGTTCGCGCAATACGGTGAAGATAAAAAAAAATTTAGGGTCATTCACACCGAGAAAATTGATTGGAACACACCAAGCGAATTCGTGTTTGCTCGAAGCACGGAACTATTCGACAAAATCGGAGAAATCAAAGCGGTCTTGACGGGTGCTGACAAAGATATTTTGAAGCTATTGAACGACGGAGAAGATGCACCAAGCATCGCGAAAGCTTTGAACACGTCAACAAAGAACGTAACGGAAACAATTGCAAAATTGGATGGTTTGAACATGATTAATCAAGGAGGTGAATTGAATAGCTTGGGAAAGTCCGTAATGGACGCCATTGACATTCCATTGGAAAGGTTTGAAGTTCGTTATTCGTACCGAACACGTCCTGACGTTCCCCCAGTGAAGACAACATCGCGTCCATTTTGCATAAAACTTTTAGAATTGAATCGAATGTATTCACGCGATGACATAAACGCAATCAGTTACCGCGTTGACCGTGACGTTTGGCGTTATCGTGGGGGTGAATATACGAATCCACGAACAAAAATAACAACACCCTATTGTCGACACGAATGGGTTCAACAATTAGTAATAAGACAATGATGAACAACTATTTACTTTCCGTGGAAAACCTGAAGAAATTGGGTTTGATTCACCAAAACACCGACACGAAGATTCTCGCGGTTGCGATTCGTCGAAGTCAGGACATCAATGTTCAACCCGCGTTGGGTTCACCGCTTTACCGAGCGTTACTTCAACGCGTTGCGACTAACACTTGGAATCCAAACTACCTTACATTAATGAATGATTACGTTGTTCCTTGTTTGGTGGCTTACGTTGACTATCGTTGCGCGTTACTATTAAACGAAAAGCTTACCAACAAATCAGTTGGTCGTGTTGGGGATGAAAACATTCAAGCGAATAACACCCCCGATACCTATGTGTTTCGGGATCAACTTTTGAAAGATGCACAGTTTTACAAAGAACGATTAATTGGTTATTTAATGGATGACAACGGTGACCATTTTCCTGAGTACATTGATTGTTGTGGTTCACCGAATGGTTCACCCGCATTGTGTCACACCAACGTGACGAAAGATAAAACGGGTTATTCACCTTTACAATGGATTGTATGAAAAAATTTGTCGCGAATAAAAAGGACATCGAAAAACTTAAAACTTATTTGACAAATGGACAGAACATTAAACGCATTGATGCGGGAATTCGAAATAATAGCAAACGAGCATCGACAAATAAATAGCTTCTTTCAAGGTGACTATTTGGATGCGGTTTCGCGTGATGCTATTGATTACCCGTTGATGGTTGTGACCTTGCAACCTGGTTCGCTTGTCGACTTCGGCGTTCAAGTCAACGCAATCATTTCCATTGCTGACAAATATAATCTTCAGGAATACCGACAAATTAACGAAATACATTCCGATTGTTTGTCCATTTGCAAAGACATACACACGACTTTGAAGCAATGGAGATTCGAAGAATTCTTGGATGTCGAAGGTTCAATTTCAACATCCCCATTTATCAACCGAAGTCACGACGTCACGGCTGGCTGGACAATGAACATTGCGATGAACGTGTACGATAACGAAGATTGGTGCGCAATTCCTATGGACAACTATAATTTTGAAAATGATTAAACACAACCACCTCCGTCAACTTGGAATGATGTATTTTATTTGTTCATTCATCACCGCATTTTTGATGTGGTTCGAAGAATCTTTTTATTTGAAAGCAATGGGATTCGCTTTATTTTTTTACAACCTTTATCAAATTTTCACGGAAATGTATTTTCAACAACAAGACGACAATGAAGAATAAACTTTTGCTTTTCGCGCTTTCCCTGGTGTCGATTTTGTCCCCAATCAAACCATTAGTTTGTATCGCGATTCTTTTCATTTGGCTTGACATGGTCTTCGGGATTTGGCGTTGTGTTCATTTGGGTGGGTGGAAATCCATTCGGTCGCGAAGGTTGTCAAGCACCATTTCAAAATCCTTGCTTTATTCGGGTGGAATCGTTGCGGTGTTCATCCTTGAAAAATTCGTAATTGCCGACATTATTGGAATGTTTGTTTCGGTTGATTTGGTGTTGACCAAGGCATTCACCTTCTTTTGCGTAATGGTGGAAATTAAAAGTATTAACGAAAGTTACTTCGACATCACTGGAAAAGACATCATGAAATCTTTCAAGAAATTTTTAACACGTTCAAAACAAAAAATGGATGAATTCAAATAAATTGCAAATCGATTCAATTATTCAAGAAAGATTGTCACTTGGTCAATTCATTGCTGAAGAACATCCCAAATCACAAATCTATCTTCACCACACCGCGGGTGGGGGTGATGCGAAATCCGTTGCGCGTTTTTGGAATGGAAATTCCTCGAAAATTGGAACGGCATTCGTGATTGGTGAACGTGGAGAAATCGTTCAATGTTTTTCCTCGAAGCACTGGGGGTGGCATCTTGGTGTGGGAACTGAAATCTTCAAGGCGAATAAAATTCCATTTCTTGACCTGAATAAAACATCCATCGGAATCGAATTGACCAACTGGGGACCGTTAAAAACGGTAAACGGAAAATTCTTAAATTACGTCAATAAGGTCGTTCCTTCCGAGAACGTCACCACCTTGGATGAAAAATTCAAAGGTCACCTTCACTGGTATCGCTACACCGACGAACAAATCGAATCATTACGAAAGCTTGTTGAATATCTTTGCGAAACTTATGACATCCCGAAGGAATACAACGAAGAAATTTGGGACATTGATTTGAACGCATTGAAAAATAAAAAAGGAATTTACACCCATAATTCAGTTCGTCGCGACAAATCGGATGTTTACCCGTGTCCACGATTAATCGAAATGCTTAAAAATTTATGAAAAATTTAATCGCTTTATTTATTGTTTGCTTGATGGTTTCATGTTCCTCCGAACGCAAGGCGCAACGTCACTATTCGAAAGCATTGAAATACGGGATGAAGGTCATTCAGGACACTGACACCATTCGAATCACAACGCTTGATTCGTTCCCCGTGATACGATTTGATTCGATTGTATACGAAAAATTCATTACGACCAAAGACACCGTGATAAATTTTCGAAACGTGTATGTTCCGAAGACTAGGTTTCAAACACGCATTGCTTACAAGGAGCGCATTAAGATTCAGCGAATCAAAGGAAAGACCATCACGAAGAATCACGAAGTCGTAAAATACCGAATCAATTGGTGGTGGTTGTTGTTGTCATTTATTCTTGGTATCTTTTCGCCTAAATTAATCAAGCTTGTCTTGACAAAACACCTTTGATGGCTAAATTTCGACCACGATTGACGCCCGAGGAAATGGACGTTGTCGTACAATTTCGCGCAATTAAACAAAATTGCGATGAACAAAACATCGACCATACATCAGTGAAGCACGGTTGGTTGAAATCAAAGAAAACTTCGTTGTTCTTTACGAATCCCGCCTACGTCAACGAAGGTGAAGCGAAACTTTTACAATTAAAGGATGACATTCTTCAAGACCTGAAGACGCATTCACCCATTTACCCGAACATAACACGAACCAAATCAACCGACGGTCATCTTTTGGTTGTCGATCCCGCGGACATTCACATAGGTAAGTTGGCAACGGCATTCGAAACGGGTGAAGATTACAACCAACAAATCGCGGTGAAGCGCGTTCACGAAGGGATTCAAGGAATTCTTGACAAAGCTTCAGGATTCAACATCGAGAAAATTTTATTTATCGGTGGCAATGACATTCTTCACATTGACACACCCAAACGAACCACGACTGGAGGGACACCACAAGACACGGACGGCATGTGGTACGACAATTTTTTAACCGCGAAACGACTTTACGTTGACATACTTGAAAAGCTTGTCGCAATCGCTGACGTTCATTTTACTTTCAATCCATCCAATCACGACTACACGAATGGATTCTTTTTAGCGGATGTCATTCAATCATGGTTTCGAAATTCTCCGAACATTACCTTCGATTGTTCCATCGCCCATCGCAAGGGTTTCATCTATGGAAAGAACCTAATCGGAACAACCCACGGGGACGGCGCGAAGCTTCACGATTTGCCATTGTTGATGGCTCAAGAATTCCCCCTGGAATGGGCGCGAACAAAACACCGCTACGTCTACACCCACCACGTCCATCATAAGGTCGCAAAGGACTTTATTGGTGTGACTGTTGAATCTTTACGGTCGCCGTCGGGAACGGATTCATGGCATCACCGCAATGGTTACCAGCACAACCCACAAGCGATTGAAGGATTCGTTCACCATCCTTTGCACGGGCAAATTGCTCGATTGACGCATATTTTCTAAGGTTATTCCCTTACGTTTGCGGTGATTATTTAAGGTTATTCCCTTACTTATCTATGTTTTTTGTGATGTTTTTCACAAATTCCTTATTTTTTTTTGTGATAATATTGTATGTCGTAATCGGATTTTGTCCGTTTATCATAGCTCAATTAAGCATTTTTCACCTTCATTAAGTGTTTTTCTTATTTAGAATCATTCTAAATTTCATCAAAACTTAAAATAATTGTGCGTAAAGTTTTGCACTTATGAAAATTAATGTATCTTTGTAAGGTCAATAAGGCACATAACAAAAAACAAAACAAAATGAAAGTAACTGAAATCGAAATCAAAAGAACAAAATCTTACGGTCACTATCGTATCACTGGTGTGGTCAATGGAATGGAAGTAACGTGCATCACAACGGATTCCGAAGCATTCGACTATTTGAATGACGAAGATTACCATGAAAAACAAGAAGAAGCTCAGGCACACTGCGAAAGAAAATTAATTGAAACTTTTAATAACATATAAAATGAACCAAGATGAAATGATTGAAATAATCCTTCAGTTCGAACAAGAACTATGGACGGAACGAAACGAAATGTTCGAAGCTTTCGGATTGGATGACCAAGGAACAAAACGCGCCATTACAAGGTGGTGCATTATTGATGACCTTATTGACAAACTTAAAATTGAAAAACCATGAAAATCAACGACATCACATTCAACACAACGTCCACATTTTTCTTCACCATTGAAGACGACATTTGCGGACAAGCGGAATTCAGATTCCTTTACGTTATGATGAAACACGACATCATTAAAGACATCGAAATTGAACTGGATGACCTATGGGCGTTCAAGGAAATTGACGGAAAAGAAACGGAACATTTCTTGAATTCAAAAGAGGTTGACATCCTGACCAATGAAGTAAAAATGATCATTATGCGAGACCCTGAAATGTTTAATGCGCACGAATTTATCTCCGAAGATGACCAACACGAATGGCACTTGTGGCACGAATACCAACTTCAACAATACCTCGATGACAGACTATAAACCAACACTTCCCGCCATCATTCGTTGGTGGCAACGGAAGTCTTTCACGAACGACAAGGGTGGTTCGTTTGATGTAAAACTTTACTTGAAAATTTGTGAAATAAAAATCAAAAATAATGTATAAATTAATCTACCTACACGGAACAAGGATTGTCGAATCCTATGAATTCCCAACCAAAGCACTTGCGTTTTGGAAACGAAATCAACTAATCGGGCAACGAACCCATTTATCAGGAACATTCAAAATTGAGAAACTATGAACCACATCGAAGAATTAATCGAAGAATTCAAATTAAATAAACCAAGTCGCATTCGTGAAGACGTTTACAAGCGTTTTTATTTGATGCACATTTTACACGGAACAACCGATTTGACGTTGTCGGAAATCGGAAAGCTTTTCGGACGTAACCACACAAGCGTAATTCACGCGCTCAAACAACACGAACGATGGACGTTCACGAAAGACCAGGAATACATTCGCGCAATCCATCCATTGCCCGAATTGGTAGGTGACGAAGGTCGACTTCCGAAAACACGTTACTTCAATTGCACGGTCACTGAAAATTCAGTTACGATTCGCGGTCGATTCACGAAAAAAACGCTTGAAGAACTAAACCGACCATTGAACAAAATGGAAATTTCAGCAATTTTCGACACGATTTGACGCGTGACACAAATGAAAAAAACGTCGCAAACCTTATGTCGTTGACAACATCGCTCAAAAACAAGGGGGAGGGGTCAAAAAGTTGTGTCACGCTGTCACGGATGGGGTCAAATCCAATGCCAATAAAGGAAATAGCCGTGACAAAGGGCGTGACACAAAATAAAGTTTGTCACGGATTGTTTATATTTGAATAAATTAGTTACATTTGTTATGGCGCAAACAAATTTTTTAGGGGAAAGGGTTAGTAACCGCGCGCCACGGTGAAAACCCACCCCTTTTTTTTACGAATTTTCATGATTCCCAAAATATCAATTTTCAAAAGCTTATTCAATTCCAAAGAAACACCCTACACAATGAGTGTTTTGGAAGTTTACGAGCGAATAAAAAACGGTTATCCTGACCTAATTTCAAAAATTAACAAGCTTCGGTCTTTAGACGAAAAATCAAGCGCGGTCAAAAATTCATTGTTGGCAATTATGTTCAATGGGACATTCTCCGAACGAAGCGACAACGGATTGATTGAACATTCGGGGTTGTGTGTTTTGGATTTTGACAATTACCCCGATGCGGTGACAATGCAAAGCGAACGGAAAAAATTTCAAAGTTTACCGTTTGTGTTTATGGTCTTTGTTTCCCCATCGGGAAATGGGTTGAAAGTCATTGTTCGAATCCCACCATCAAATAAGGATGAACACAAGCGAAGATTCAACGCTTTGGAAAAGTTTTTTGACAACGAACATTTCGATGCAACCTCCAAGAATGTTTCTCGGGTTTGCTTTGAATCATTCGATCCCGAAGCTTACATCAATGAGTTTTGCGAAACCTTTGAAACCATTGAAAGCGAAGTCGGTTTTCAGTTTATTGAACGTCCCCCAGTAGTTCGCTTGACGGATGAAAACAAAATTATTGAAAGGGTGATGAAGTTCGATTTTGGTTGTTCGTTCGTCAGCGGTTCAAGGAACATTTATATTTTTAAGCTTTCCGCTTGTTTATGCGAATACGGAATCGAAAGGGAAAGCGCGGAACATTACCTGGGGTCATTCGTGTGTGAAGATTTCACCCAACTTGAATTGGTGACAACCATCAAAAGCGCTTATCGAACCGCCGAATTCAGGTCAAAATACTTCGAAGATTCGGACAAAATTTCCCGTTTGAAAATGAAAATCAAACAAGGGATTTCAACCAAGGAAATAAAAAGTTCCTTGAATGTTGACGAAGAACAAATCAATGAAATCAAGGATGACATTTCAACTTCGGATGATTTTTTTTGGATTAAAAACAACGACAAAATAACGATTGAACCGAACCTTTATTCCAATTTTTTATCAAAGCACGGATTCGCAAAATTTTACCCCGAAGAATCCCTTTCCCCGACATTTGTTCGCGTTCAAGAAAACAAAGTAAAACTGTCAAGCGCGGAGCAAATTAAAGATTTTGTATTGAAATATCTTGAATCGCGATGTGAAATATCCGTTTGGAATCATTGTTCCAGGTCGACTTATTTATTTAGCGAGAATCATTTGAACATGATTGAATCCATCAACCTGAAGATGCTTCAAGACCGTCAAAACATTTCGTTTATTCCATTCACCAATGGGGTGGTCGAAGTCAGCAAGAAAGGAACGCGGTTGATTAGTTACATCGATGTGGACGGTTACATTTGGGAAAATCAAATTTTAACCCGTGAATTCAAGGTTGTTGACGAACATGACAACGACTTTCAAAATTTCATTTCCAAGGTAAGCAACGAAGACCCCGACCGAACAAACGCCCTCGAATCCACCCTTGGTTATTTGATGCACACCTTTAAGGACAAAACCGACCAAAAAGCAATTATTTTCAACGACCAAGAAATCGATGACAACGCGAACGGAGGTTCGGGAAAATCATTGATGTTGACCGCGCTGGGTTACTTTAGGAACATTGTAACGATTGATGGAAAGCAATTTAATTCTTTGAAAAACGATTTTGTTTACCAACGCGTGAACCTCGACACGCAGATTCTCGCTTTCGACGATGTAAAAAAGAACTTCGATTTCGAGCAATTATTCAGCATTGTCACGCAAGGAATCGCGGTCAATCGAAAAAACAAAGACGAAGTTTGGATTCCTTTCGAGCGTTCACCTAAAATTGTAATAACAACCAACTATGTGATTGCGGGTGCGGGTTCATCCCACGACCGACGAAGACATGAACTTGAATTTTTTCAGTATTTCAATGCCGAACGGTCACCTTTGGATGAATACGGGAAACTACTATTCGACCAATGGGATGGGGAGGAATGGTCACGCTTTGACAATTACATGATTGCCAACCTTCAAAAATATCTTAACATAGGATTGTTGAAAACCAAATCCATCAACGCAGATGCAAAACGATTGATTCAAGTAACGTGCAAAGATTTTTACGAATTCGCGAAAGAAGGTCATTTGAAACTTGAAGAATACAATTACAACCAATCTAAACTTCAGGAATTCCAATCCGAAACGAATTCATTCAAAGACCTTTCATCGGTTAAATTCTTGAAATGGGTTCGCGCCTATGCAAGTTTCAAGGGGTTAAAATATAGCGAAGGTAGAAGTCACCTGGGACGCTATTTTGTTTTATCAGAAAATTCACCATCAAATCAAAACCAATAAACTATGAGCAAAAAACTAATCGCAATCACAATCATTTTATTCATCGCAATGTGGTGGACAACCATTTACTTCTTCGGTTTATGGGGTGCGCTTGCCCTTGTCACGGGATCAACTTTATTCACCATTTACATTGCAAATGGTAACAAACGAGGGTAAAATGAATCAACACAAAATGTATCGCGTCATTAAATTAATCGATTTAATGAAAGAAAAACCAAGAACGGTAATGTCGATTTCGAGATATTTGAATGTCAGTGAAAGAACCGTTTATCGGTATTTTGAACTTTTTCGGGCACTTGAATACAACGTGAATCGTGACATTTATTACAAATACTATATTGAAGAATGAAGAAAGAAAATAAACAACGATTGGACGCGCTGAAGCTTGAAAATCAAATCGAACGCCATCCGAACTTTCCCCCTGACTACCATCCCAAAACACTTTGGAGCGACAAGACCGCGAACGGATTGACCAAGGCAATTGTGTCATTCATCCAATTTAGCGGTTACCAAGCGGAACGAATCAACACGATGGGTGTTTATCGAGAAAAGAAAACAACCGACGGAAAATTGATTGGAGGGTCGTGGACAAAGGGAACATCAACCAAAGGGAGCGCGGACATTTCAGCCACTATTCGTGGTCGTTCCGTGAAGATTGAAGTTAAAGTTGGCAAAGACCGTCAAAGCGACAATCAAAAACAATATCAAGACGCCATTGAACGCGCTGGAGGTATTTACATTATTGCGCGTGACTTCGATGAATTCGTTGAATGGTTTGATAAATTTGTGAAACAATGATTGAACTGACCATAACACAAGACCAGGTGAATCGAGCGCGTGAACTTTATTCCTTCGGTAAATTGAAAAATTCTATTCGTGAAGGTGAAGGAAATGAAATTGGTGCGCTGGGTGAAATCCTTGTTCTTGACCATTACACGAACAAAGGGAGCAACGTGGTTCACGCGCAAAACTTCGAATTCGATTTGTTGATTGATGAATTCAAAATTGAAATCAAGACACAAGAACAAAGGTCGATTCCTTCACCCGTTTACACTTGTCACGTTCCTGACTACAATCCAAATCAACAATGTGATTTTTATTGCTTCGTTCATATTCATCCAAGTTTTACGAAGGGATGGATTGTCGGAATGATTTCTCGAAGTCGATTTGATTCTATTAAACAACTGAAGAAAAAAGGGGAAATGGGATTCACGAAACCATTCAAATGTGACACATGGATTGTTCGTGTAAAAGATTTATCACTTTAATTGTTTTATGAATGAAAAAAATGTTTATCTTTACTGAAACTTAAAAACATTAATTATGGCGATTACAAAACCCGTGGCGGAGAAAGTCACAACCGAACAACCGAAGAAGTTGTTCCACAAGCTTCATCAAGCGAAGCAACAAATTGGAAAGGTTTCCAAGAATGCAACCAATCCACATTTCAAAAAAAGTTACGCTGACATTAACGCGTTGCTTGAAACCGTTGAACCAATTTTGTTGGCGAATGGGTTAGTACTTTTGCAACCAGTCAAAGCGAACCTGGTCTTTACTCAAATCATTGACATCGATTCAGGGGAACTTGTCGAATCATGCATGGAAATTCCCGTGAACATCGTCGACCCGCAAAAACTTTTGTCGTGCATAACGTACTTCAGACGTGGAACGCTTCAATCATTGTTGTCGCTTCAAGCAATCGATGACGATGGGAATGAAGCTTCGAAACCTACGGCGAAACCAACGCTTGACAATAACCGATTTATCAACGCCTTGGATGCGATTCAACAAGGAAAGTTTACAATTGAGAAATTGAAAGCTACCTATTTACTAACCGATGAACAATCGAAACACCCATTACTACAATGACAACAATGAATGCCGAAGAACGGGCGCAATACCTATTCGATTTGTTTTCCTTCGTGGAATTCAGTTCGGATGAAAAAACGCTCAAAACAAGAAAAGCGTGTGCGCTTGTCTTATTGCGAGAAACGATGAAAGACATCGATATCAAATCGCGTGATTTTATTTATTGGTTGAATGTCCGTCAAAAACTTGAAGAAATATGAAATGGAGAGCATCACAAATCGGTAAATTGATGACCACGTCACGGTCGAAAACGGATGCGTTATCGCAAACGGCGAAGTCGTACATCAATCAAATTGCGAAGGAGAATTTCTACGGTTATTCAACCGAACTTTCGTCGAAATACCTTGACAAAGGAACGAACCAGGAACTTGAATCAATCAACTTGTTGAACGCGGTTCGATTCACTGACCACAAGAAAAACACCTTGCGTCTTGAAAATGATTTCATCACTGGGGAATGCGACATCATTACGAATGATTCGGTTATCGACGTCAAAACACCTTGGTCGCTTGACACGTTTCCCGAGTTACCTGAAGACATCGACGCGAAGGAATACGAATGGCAAGGTCGCGCATACATGATGCTTTACAACCGCTTTGAATTCGAATTGGTTTATTGTTTGGTGTCGACATGGGATGAATTCTTGTCCGAATGGGACAATAAAACCATCCACAAAGTTGACCACATCGAACCCCATTTGAGAATCACTTCGGTGATGTTTGAACGTGATTTGGAAATCGAAGCACAAATGATTGAACGATGTCAGTTGGCAACCGAATACTACATTGAAAGGATGAATAAATTGAATAACAAATGAAACAAACAGCAGTAGAATGGTTATTTGAGAAGCTATGGAATACAAACAAGGATAAGTTTTCTTGGTATGCTATACTTAAACAAGCCAAAGAAATGGAGAAGGAGCAAATTGTAAATGCTTATAACGATTGGGAATGGACTGGGGACTATGAAGATGGAGAACATTACTATAAAGAAACCTTTAACAAATCAATTAATGATAAGGGGTAAAAGTTACCCCATTACTTAAATAGAAATGATATGAAAGCAACACTAGAATTTAGAAAAAAATAATTATATTTATAACTTATATAAATGTAAATATGAATACTACTTGTAGAATTATGTTTCGTATCATTGCTGTCAGGTTTATCCTGATATTGCTACTATGAAAAATAAATAACAATGAAAGCAACACTTGAATTTAACCTACCCGAAGACCAGCACGAATTCGATTTGATGGTCAATGCGAGCGGGATGTACAATGCCCTTTGGGACATCAATTCCGAACTTCGAAAGATTTGGAAATACGAAGAATTGAATGAAGACGAATCAAACATCCTTGGACGGCTTCGAGATTCATTTCATGCCATTCTTCAAGAAAACAATGTAAATTTAGACAAGTAAATATGAACAAAGAAAAAGGGACGGTTGTCCAAATTACACCCCTTTATGTGGTGTCGGAGAAATTCAAAAAACAAGAATTGACCATCAAGACGGAAAACGAAAGTTATCCACAATTTATCACCTTTCAAGTCGTGAACGACAAATGTGACCTTGTCGCGAACCTGAACAAAGGTGACGTTGTCGAAGTAAGTTACAATCTTCGTGGTCGTGAGTGGAATTCACCCGAAGGTGTGACGAAGTATTTTAACACAATCGAAGCGTGGTCAATAGTATTAACAAGCAAACAAGAACAAAATGAAGTCGATGACGATTTACCTTTCTGACGGAAATAACGTCGTTGACTGGATGCGAATGACAACGGAATCGAAGTTGAATAAACGCTACAAGTTGACCCATTTAGCGGAAGACATGAAGGTAAAATATTCGATGCTTTATCGGTTTGTCAATAAAAAACCAGTCAGTCAAGAATTCTTTGTCGCTTGGTTTCGTTATTTTAGCGAATGATTTTTTGGGAACGTGACGCATATGCCATTGCTCGGAAGATAACGGGAAACAACCCGTTGTCTTTTGACCTGGTTTCTCACGTCTTTATTATTTTGTACCGATACGACATCCCCGAAGCTGACATCCCCGCGATGTTTTCACGAATCGCATGGAATCAATGGACGTGGTCACGGTCGGAATTTTGGAAACTTTACCGTTCAAGCTTTGATGAACTAATCGAAATCGCTGAAATCGAAACCGAAGTCATCGAGAGCAATTACCGAAAACTTCTTAGGGATTTCATTGAAACGGATTCAATGGATGACCAAGAAAACTTCAAAAAAGAAATTACTAAAATGCATCTTTGCGGTATGACATTCAGAGAAATTCAGCAAAACACGGGGATTTCCTTGGACACTATTCACCGCGCAATTAAACAATTCAAAAATGATTTATTCAATTATAGCAATCGCAATTGCGAGGGCAATGATGACCTTCAGGTTACCTAACACAAAACCTTTCAATTGCCAATCGTGTTTGTCCTTTTGGACGGCGGTTGGTCTTTACTCATTCGTTGATTATAGGATGTTGCCATTCGCATTCCTTTCCTATTTGATTTCGGATTTAATTTTAATCTATGAACATAAGTAACGCGCTACGATACCAACTGGAACAATTCGGAAGAATCCGTTCCGCACACCTGAATGAGTCACTCAAAGAAGAACTTTCCATTCATTACAAGTCGCTCGGATTCGGCAAGTTAAACAAAGCTTGTTCAACGTGTGTTCGAATCGCAATGGACAAATTGAACGCAAACATTGACAAGGTCATCGCGCCGAAAATAGTGGTCGACACACACATGACCGAACAACCTCCGAAGCTTCATTTCGTTGGTATTAAAACCAAAACATTCAAGGAACTTCGCAACGAAGCAAAGGAGAAAGGATTCAAAGCATCCCGAACAACGACGCGTCAAGACCTTGAAGAATTCCTTTCAAATGAATAACATTCACCCAACCGCAATAATTTACCCAGGTGTCACCCTTGGTCACAACGTCACCATCGGTGCATTTTGCATAATCGGTGCGCCCGCTGAATCCAAACGTCACGAAGGACAACATGGGTTCGGGGTGGTCATTGGAAACGATGTCATCATTCACGGTCACGCCACAATCGATGCGGGGTGCGAACGTCCGACAATCATTGATGACAATGCTTACATCATGAAAGGCGTTCACATTGGTCACGATGTTAGGATTCATCAAGGGGTGACAATCGCGCCACATTCATTGATTGGGGGATTCGTTGAAATTCACGACGACACCAACATCGGAATGGGTTCAATGATTCACCAACGCGTGACGATACCATCGAAATGTATGGTCGGAATGGGTGCAATCGTAACGAAGAAAACACCGCTTGAATCGAACACCGTCTTGGTTGGGAATCCCGCGAGAATCATTCGAAGCAATAACAAATGAACGGTCGGCAAATCCACGAAATGTGTTTGGCAGTCGAAAGGTTCATTTTAGAAAAAAAGAATCGCAAAGTAAAAATCGACTTGAATTCAGTGATGTTCGATTCACGCCAATTGGCAATGCTTATTCACGCTTTCAACGTAACACAACAAAATGAAAATAATAACGGTTAGCGCAATGCATGGTCGACACGCCACGGTAAAGAAATGCATCGACCGAATGCCATTCATCGACAAGGTTTACATCTACACGACCGAAGCCGATGGAAAGTTCCTCGAAGGTCAGGACATCTTCGCCATGGCGAAATATAGAAACAATCCGTTGTCGTACAAATGGAACATGGCAATTCGTACGCTTGAACAAATCGATTTCGATGCGGTGGTTTTACTCGGTTCGGATGACTACATTGACGAAGCATTCATCGATTACGTTGAACGAACCATTCCTGACTTCGACATGATTGGATTCAAAGACATTTACTTTCAGCATAACAACGAACTTCATTACTGGAAAGGTTACACCAATAACCGAATCGGTGAACCAGCGGGTGCGGGGAAAGTTTACACGAAGACGTTTTTGGAGCGAATCAATTACAATTTATTTGACACCGCACGGGATCGGGGACTTGACAAAATTTCATGGAATAAAGTCAAACGAGCAAAGGCGAAAATCCACGTTACATCGCTGAAGGAAAACGGATTGATGTTGGTCGACATCAAGGATGGTGAAGGAATGACACAATTTAATAAATTCAAAAATCTACAATTTTATGCCTATACCAAAACCAACACCAAATGAAGCTGAAAATGATTTCATCACGCGTTGTATGTCCGACGAAAAGATGAAAAGCGAATATCCTGAAGAATCTCAAAGATACGCCGTGTGTGTGATGCAATTCGCACCCGAACGCGTTTCATTTGATTGGGACGGAACGGGGTCGACAAAGAAAGGAAAAGAATTAATTCAATCATTCATCGACAAGGGCGCGGAGGTTTATATCATTACGGCGCGAAGAAGTGATTCAGGAATCAAGTTCGAAGGAATCGACCGAAGTCACATCATTGCGACTGGGTCAAATAAAGCGAAGGTCGAAAAGATTAAGGAACTGAACATTTCAATTCATTACGATAACAACAAAGACGTGATTGATTTACTTGGTTCAATAGGTAGGTTATTTTCGAACAAGTAAACATAATAAAGGGGGAACTTATATTCATATGGCAAACAAACACAAAAACATTGATAAGGATGAACTTCTTGAAATGGCTTATCGCTATTGTGATTATTGCATCGCTTCGACAAAAGAGATTGCCACGAATTCAGGGGTGAAGCAAGTCAAGGAACGTCACATTCCGACCGTGTCTTATTTTCTTCTTCACTGGCTTCGAAGGGAACACTTTGATTTCTATACCAGGGGGAATTGGTACATTGCGATGAAAGACGAATCACATCCATTGTTTGACACTATAAAAGGAATAGACGATTTGTTCAACTCATTGGCGCGTGACATCGTCGCGAACGAAGGCAAGGGGATTTTCTATGCGAAGAACAAACTTGGGATGCACGACCGCCAACAAGTCGAAACCCGAACGGTTGAAAGATTCGATTTCGATGTCAACGATTAAGGGTTACAAACCACACGTCAAGCAACTCGAGATTCATAACGCCATCAACCATGGGAGCGAAAAGTATTTTGCATTAAACATCGGACGGCAATTCGGAAAGACATTACTCGGAATCAACCAACTACTTTATTGGGCAATCAATGACAAGGGTTGCAAAATTGCATGGGTCACGCCCGTGTACAAACAAGGCAAGAAGGTATTCGCGGAACTTGAACGCGCCGTCGCGAAGTCGGGGTTGTTCGAATTCAATAAGTCGGACTTGTTGGTCACTGGGTTCGGTTCATCCATCGAATTCTTTTCAGGGGAAAGACCTGACAACATTCGGGGAAATACATTCGACTACATGGTGATTGATGAATTCGCGTTTACCCGTGGAGAATTGTGGGATGAAGTTTTGTCCGCGACGGTCATGGTCAAGGGAAAGAAGGTCATCTTCATTTCAACGCCGAAAGGAAAGAATCATTTTCACCGCGTATGTATGCAACCGAACTACGATGACCGTTACCGTTACTTTCATTTTACTTCGTACGACAACCCCATGATTCACCCGAAGGAACTTGAAGAAAGGAAACGCTCATTGCCCGACCACATTTACCGTCAAGAATACCTTGCGGAATTTATCGACAATGCGAGCGGGTTGTTCAAGGATGTTCGTCAAAGCATCGGTAAAGGGGAACGCACGTCGCGAACTTACGGAGGTCTTGACATCGGACGCGCTGACGATTACACGGTGTTGACCATCCTGAATGAACAAGGCAAAATGGTTCACGTTGAAAGATGGCGTCACGACGATTGGTCGCGAATCATTGACAAGGTGGCTGACTTGATTCGTAAGTACAATGTAATCACCACGGTCGAAGTCAACAACCAAGGTGACGTGTTTTACGAAATGCTTCACAAAATGCATCCGACCAAGGTTGTTCCATTCGTGACCACATCCAAATCGAAACCGATATTGATTGAAGACCTTGCGTTGGCATTCGAACAACGAACCATCGGAATCAACGACGTGGGTTGGTTGGTTGATGAACTCGAAAGTTTTACTTATATTTACAATCCAAACACCCGAGGTGTTCAATATAGCGCACCAGTGGGGATGCATGACGATGGGGTCATGTCGTTGGCGTTGGCATGGCATTCGATTAAAGCGAACAAACACAAAGGGAAATATCAATCCTTACGATTATGAAAAACATTACAATAAAACTACCGTCTTCGGTCAGCGATTGCCGACCTGACCAATTGGCAAAATGGTTGTTGATTACGGAAAACATTAAGGACATAAGCGAAGAAGATTTGCTTGGAATGATTGAATTCAGGTGTCAAATCCTTTCCATCTTTTCGGATGTCCCAGTGAAGGAAATCAAACGGGGTTGCATCGATGACATCAACAAATCAAGCAACGCGTTATTTGAAATGTTGTCAAAATACAATTACGAAGAACCCAAAGGAAAGGTGACCATCGACGGCGTGAACTATGTTTTTGACACCGACATTCGAGCAATCGAAACGGGTCAAATCATTGATTTGAAACTTATTGAAGACATCGCATCCGATCCCGTTAAAGCGATTGCGATTTGCTATGTCGAAGAAGGGATGCTTTATTGTCAGGAAGACGCAAGGGGAAAGGTCATCAACCCAAATGAAAAGAGATATAAAATTTTCAAGGAGAATTTCGACGGCAAAGAATTCTTGGACTTCTTCGGTTTTTTTTTGCGCGATTACGAAAAGAGGAAGAACGCTATCTTGGGGATTCAGATGATTCGGATGATGATGGAACAGAAGACAATAAATCAACAATTAAAGATGATGACTGGTTCGTATGGACAAGATTACTCCTTCGGCTCGCAAAAGACCTTGGAACAACTGTTGACGGAATCACACGACAACCTTACATAAAAACTTTATTTTGGTTGAACTACTTCAAATTAGATGACGAACAAAAATACATACTAAGTAAGCATGGCTGACGAATTCGATTTTCTTGAATCATTTGGGATTTCGGTTAGTGAAGCGAGTGAACCCGCGAATGTTTACGAAAAGTTTATTCTTGATGTTGGGAATCAAGTCACCGCCGACCTTCGAAGTTATGTGAAAGAAAAGGTCAACCACACGGGTGCGTTAGCGCAATCGGTTGTCTACTTTCCCACGGGTGCGTTGTCGTTTGAAATTCAAGCGGACTTTTACTTCAAGTTCATGGACGAAGGGGTGAACGCGGTGGGGACAAACAACCAGGGCAGTTCGTATTCATTCCGCACCCCATTCGTTTCGGGGAACATGGCGAAAGCGATTGGTGAATGGGCGGGTGTTGATTTGGAACACGCGTTCGCGATTGCATCTTCGATAAAACAACATGGATTGAAACCGCGACGAATCGTGGACAATGTCATTACCGAAGAAGTTCTCGAAAGAATTGCGAAAGATTTAGCAACGGTGACGGGATTGACCTTCGCCGTTAATTTTGAAAAAACTACAAAAGAATGGCAGTAACTATACACCAACAACCACAACGATTTCAACCAGCGGTGAACCCGTACATTTGGACTTTCTCCAGTGACCAAACGGCGCAACCGAACTTCAGCTTTATTGTTGAACTTTACGTCGACGGTTCATTGGTTTCGACACATCAGGTGTTCAATGAAGTTTCCAATTACGCGAAGTTTGACGCAAGCGGTGACCTTCGTTGTTTACTTACAAGCGAGATGGTGACAACGGGCGCGTTGCTAACTTACTACGACCCCGCGTTCGCGTTTGTAAACATTCGTGTTTACGAAAGGTACGGAACACCGCCCGCGTTGTCGGGTGTCTTTGCGACTGGGTCGGCATCGGTCGGATGGAATGCTTCGCTTCGTCACCCCGACTTTATCAATTACGATTATTTGGATTGGATGGTTTCAAGAGCGAATCCGAATTCAGGGAACATAAAATTCTTGACGGATTTTCCACGGGCGAATAAGTATTTTGTCGGACTTTACGAATCGGCGTTCCTGACATTCTTGACGAACTCGAATCCTGGCATCACGTTTTATTTAGATTTGTACACAATAGGAGGAACATTAATTACAAGTTATTCGACAACCTTGTCGTTCAACCGCGTGGTGGTGATTGACGCATCCCCGCAAAACTTGATTGCCAACACGACCGTGACCGCGCTCGATTTCCAAAATTGTGGGTGCTATAAAATTTTAGTTCAAGGTCTTGACACGGGAACGAATTCAGGATTCACCGAAGCATTTATATTTTACATGGACACCGAATGTCATCGATACGAAACACGCCGACTTCACTGGTTGAACAAGTTGGGCGGTTGGGATTCCTTCACATTCACGCTTGTGTCGATTGATTCGAGCAACATTCAAATGAATGACTATCAACGTGAACGTGGTCGATGGGATGGAACGAATTGGAACTATTCTCTTTATTCGGGTGAACAAATGGTTTACAATAAGTACACCACCGACACCCTTGTTTTGAATTCCGATTGGATTTCACCCGAGGTTCAAAATTGGTTGGTTCGTGATTTGTACGAATCACCAAAGGTTTACCTTGAAGTCACCCCAGGTGCGTTCGAACCAGTGAAGGTCACGAACAATTCATCGATTCAAAAACAACGACGCGTTGATGGGTTGATTCGTGAAACCGTCAACATCGAAAGAACTTATTCATACAATTCACAACTGACTTAATGGCGGGCGAACTTTACATTAACAACCGATTAATCGACATTGACCAAGCGTTGCCATTTCCATTGACGTTCAACATTTCGGACATCAAAGATTTGTCAGCACGGAAAGGGAATAAGTCGAAGACCATCACGATTCCTGGAACGAATTCGAACAGCGCAATTTTCCGTTCGATTTTCTTGTTGACTTACTCGGATGAAACGACCGCAACGAATTCGGCATTCCTTGACTTCGACCCCAGCATCAAAGCAACGGCACGATATTACAACAATGGTATTCTTGAATTCAATGGAATCGCACAACTTCAGGAATGTACGTTGGTCAATGGGGTGTGGTCATTCGACATTACTTTGGTATCGGACACGATTGACTATATTGGTCGATTGAACAAAATAAAAATCAACGAACTTGACTTCAGCGAATACGACCATGCGTTGACGAAGGCGAATCAATTCGAAACGTGGTCGGGATTCAATCAGGTGAACGGCGTTTCGACACCAATAAAGTCGGGAACGAATTGGGATGGTTTGGGTTATTACTACGGGTTGATTGATTACGGTTACCGACATCACACCGCACCCGACAAGTTTGATTGCGATGAAATCCCCCCGCAAATTTTTGTTTATCAAATTTTGAAGAAGTTATTCGAATACGCGGGAATCACATGGTCATCTACATTCTTGGAAAGTCAAAGATTCAAAAGATTGTTAATGGCGTATTATGGCGGGTTGTTCCCAACTATCACCCCAGCACAATCGTTGAACGATTCGGTTTACGGAACTGAAAACAACAACGCTTCAGGATTCATCATTAACGGAACGACAACGCAACCATCGTCATCGATTTGTTTTTGGAACGACACGAACACGATTGACATTGTGGATGCAACGATTACCAGTGACCCAATTGGTCAGGTCGTTACGTCAAGTCCATTGGTCATCAACGCGGGTTCGGATGGCGTTTACAATTTTGAATACAACGGAACACATCAACTTGATGTTACCTTCAGCGCGTCAATCCTTCAGTATTTTATTGCTGAATTTTACGTTTTGATTTTGAAGAATGGCGTGGTCATTTCAACCGATTTGATTTACACGGACACCGCGAACAACATCCTCGGGAACTATTCGATGGCGTTTTCATTCAACTACAATAGACAAGTGAATTGTTACATCAATGACAACATCACGTTTCAAGTGAACCTTCAAATCCGTCAAGCGCAATCGCTCGGATTCACGGGGAACTTGACCCGAACAATTGAACTTCAATCCACGGGTGTGAATGTCAACTTCATTAAAGGGGTTCAGGAATTGCAACCAGGGGGAACGGTTGCCATTGGTTCGTTTTTGCCCGACATGACTGGGGATGTATTTTTGAAGGGATTGACCACGATGTTCAACTTCATGATAAAACCATCGGTGTCGGATGCAACCGTTTTGGAAATCGAACCGCTTGCGGACTTTTACAATTCGTCACAAGACGCGTTGAATTGGACACCCTTGGTTGATTTTTCCAAAGAAGTCAAGGTGACGCCTACCATCAACTATGCGTCGAAGGAATACAATTTCAATTTCAAACAAGACGGGGACTTTTGGAATGGAAAATATACAAATGAATTCTTCGACAACTACGGAGAATTTCAAATTTTGTCGCAGTCGCAATATGCAACGGATGTAACGAAATTCGATTTGCCATTCAGTCAAAAACCATTGGTTGAAAATCACCCATCGTTGACGATTCCCGCATCGTACCAAATCAACTTGGATGACAATGCAAACGGTCAGGTCGTTCCGAAGAAAGGGACGGCGTTTATTGTTCACCTCGGTGAAATGCGTTCGGCTACATGGCGTTATCACGACGAATTCAACAACCCGCACTTCCTGACAACTTACCCGTATGTCGGTCATTTGGATGACATCGACCACCCGACATTTGATTTGAACTTCGGTGTTCCGCAAGTTGTATATTACCCAGCGACCGTGTACACGAATAACAACTTACTTCAATATCACAACACGTTCATTCAAGAATTGGTGTCACGTTACGGAAAGCTATTGACTTGTTATGCAAAGATTGACACGGCAATAATCAACACGCTTGAATTCAGAAATTTAATCAACATCAACGGGGTGGTTTACCGACTTCAAAAGATTGCCGACTACGATTCGACCAAGGAGAAAACAACTCAAATCGAATTGCTTCGATTAATTGGTGGTGAAGGTATTCCCGCCGAAGATACATTTGAAACGGAAGGAACAACGCCTTCGCCAATTATAACCGAAGTAGAAAACAACACAATAATACGAGAACAATAAACATGGGACAAATTAAGATTAGTCAATTAACACCGAAGGACGCGCCGTTGTCCGACACCGATTTGTTTGTCATTGCTGAAGAAACATCGGACGGTTACATTTCGAAAAGCGTGACTGGACTTGAAGTCATGGAATCGGTCAAGCCACCGAATGCATTCGGAGCATTCATTGATTTGAACACACAAACAACAAGAGCCAACACACCGACACCTATGCGAATGAGAGAAACGATAACGGAAAAGAATGTTTCAATTGATGAAGGAACAAAAATGGTTGTTGAACAAGACGGCATTTACAATGTTCAATTCAGCGCGCAAATTTATAGAACGTCTGGTGATTCAACACAACACGTTGACATTTGGTTTCGTGTGAATGGTGTTGACATTGACAATTCAAATACCAAGGTGACAATTCAAACCGACCATTACCACAATCCAGAGTGG